ACACAAGTCAAGCCGCTAGTCAGTGTGCTGCCTTTGGCCACAGGGTCGCTTGCGCGATGCCCACCATCTCGGAGGTCCGTGGGAAGGATCTTCTTATTTTCGCATCTATCATGACAAAGATGCTCCCACTGGTGACAAAAGCCGTTCTCACTTCTTTGTGGGCGGACACACGAAAATACACCAAAAAGACGAAGATTGACTTTATGAATGGACGTGTCAGCATGTTCAGTTCGGCGACTCACAAGGAAGTGACCGCATGTCAGTCGTTCGTCAAGCGAGAGCTCATGTGCAAACCAAAACACGCACGTGGCATCAACTCGTACTCAGACGCGTCGAAGGCCATCCTTGGTCCGTGGATCAAGGAAGTTGAGAAGGTCGTCTTCGCGCATTTCCCAGTCTTCTCAAAGGGCACCGACCCTAAGGACCTCCCAGCGCTCATGCGTGAGCGCCTCGGCGATGAACGTGTCATGGAGACAGATTTCACGTCGATGGAGGGCCACCATCGCGGTGTCTTGATGCAGATCTCGTGTGACATGATGAAGCATGTCCTGCAGGGTGCGCCCCCTGCGATCTCAGATCTCATTGAGCGGATGTGCACGGGCACGAACAAGTGCGAGTTCGGTTCCATGACTGGCCATGTCGAAGAGCGTCTCATGAGTGGGGCGCTGTGGACGTCGCTGGCCAACGGTTACCTGAACTTCGTGCTGCTCACGTACCTGCGTGCGCGGTCGGAGGAGCCGACCAAACCAGCTGAGGAGCTGGCGGCTGATTGGGGCAAGTACTTCTCCGGGCTCGTCGAGGGCGACGACGGGATCACGAAGTATACTGCACTCAATGAGGATCTCATCACCGACTTAGGTCTGCGTCTCAAGTTTGAGGTGCATGATCACTTTGGTGATGCGTCGTACTGCGGCACTCGCTGCAGTAAGACAAGTGATCTCATTCAGTGCGACCCAATGAAAGTGCTGCGTAACCTGACGTGGGTTCCCCCACACCTGAAGGGAGCTAAGCGGTCGAAGCTGCTGGCCCACATCCGCGCAAAGGCCATGTCCTATGCGTCGGTGTACAAGGGCTGCCCCATCGTGTACCCATTTGCATTGCGCATTTTGAGTCTCACTTCAGGTGTGAACACCACCGACGTCACCAAGTTCTCCCGGAGTGGGTACGAGCGCAAGCGGCTGATGGCTGCTATGCTCGACCGCCCGTGGGAGAAGACGGTTGAAGTGACGATGGATGCACGCGCGTATATGAGTGCGCGTACGGGCATCAACCCAGTGGAGCAAGTACGCATCGAGACGGCGTTGTATGCGGGCACACTGGAGAAGGGATTCCGTGTGGATCTGGCCGCCTACATCGGTGATGGCGACAGTGAGCACGTCTCTCGTCACTACACCGCACCTGGGCCAAACGCCCCCATTCGTAGCCATGCGACACCTTACCGCTCGGACTGGCTGAACCAGGTCCTGGAGACTGGTTCGTACGGCACACGGGCTGTCGAGAAGAACAGTGCGTTCAAGCGTGACTTGGGCACTTGTATTCCACTCGACGCCAATGACGTGCACGACTGGCTGGAGCGAAACCAG